AATGAGGCAATAATTCCTTCTAATTTATATATCCACATTTTGGAACATGTAATGTTATCTAATATAGAGCGGCACATCTTCAAATAAGAAGGAATATCTATAGAAGGTTCAAAATGATCAATAAGAAATGTATCACATTTACCTTTATAGGTGTTAATATCTTCTTCAATAACTTCTAACTTCGCCATAATTTCTGGATTAATTAATTTTTGATACTTAATGACATCTTTAGATTTCTCAATAACGGTAATTTTAGTTACTTCTTTTTTTGTTAAGAGCCAATTTTCACGTACTAAAAAACCTAAACCTGAACATAAACAATGTCCTTCAGCTATATCATACTGAGAATAAAGTTCGTATGCTTGATGATGATTATGGATATTATAAGTCATTTGTTGTTTCCCATCAACAAAGAGAACAAAGTCCTGATATCGATCAGAAAAAATAACTTCTAATTTTCCTGATTTATAAAGTTTAATTTTAGGCACAGAATAATTAAAGGCTTCTAATAATTTCAACATCTTTCTTTTTAACTTTCTAAAAGAAAAAATTATGGAGATGTATATGAAGTGGGTCTCGCACCTAATCTGGCAATCTTTTCCTCAGCACTTTCTGCTGCCGATCCATCATCATTTATTACATTATCACCATCCCAATCAGCTTGTAGTTGAGCTAAGTGAGCTGCATCCCATTTCTCAATAAATAAATTTCTAAATGAATCACTGAAATTGCATTCATTCCATGTTCTATTTCTTCCAAAAGTATATGCCTTATATTCTACACAATCTTCATTATTCTCAAGAGAAGGGTCCCATTGAATAGCATGAATATCATTAAATTGTGGGTGACTCCAAAAAGAATCATCCCCTACGGGATAAAAAGTAGGATAACCCTCGTGATTTAAAATAGCTACGCATCCGACTGATTTTTCACCGAAATCAACTCTCCATGAACTTGGTAAACTAGACATAATTCTTTTCTCCTTTATGTTTTAATAACATATATCATAGCCACATAAGGTTGCAATACCGAAGTGGAATCTCCTGTAAAAGTCGCACTCATATTGTGAGAGTGAGTTCCTCCGCCGCCTGCTCCAGACATAGTTCCGCCCGATGTTCCGAATCCCGGCTGAGAAGATCCTTGAGTTTTTTGGTTGCTTGGAGATATATTTCCTGTGTGACTGTGGGAAGCTATTTCAGGAGTCGTTAATGTGTGAGCTGCAGTAGATCCTCCAATGTTTCCAGTAGTCTGTACTGTATTCGCCCCGCCTGAAGAAGCAAGAGCTTTAGAGTTAGATCTTCCCACCGCTAAATTATCTTTAAGGTCAGGTAAATTAAAAGTAGTGGAACCATTTCCTGATCCATACGTCGTAGATACAACAGCAAATAAAGCTGCATAAGTTGACCTTGAAACGGCTGCGCCATTACATTCTAAGAATCCTGATGGTAAAGATGTATCAGTCCAGGGAACAATTGTTCCTGTAGCCAGACCTTGAATTCCAGTTAGGTTGGCTCCATCATAATCATATTTTGTTGCTTCGTAATTTGACATATCTTCCTTATGTTTTAATTATATACAATACTGTTAAGTAAGGTTGCAAGACAGAAGTTGAATCTCCTGTAAAAGTTGCACTCATATTGTGAGTATGAGATCCCCCACCACCAGCAGATTGAAATCCTCCAATGGTTCCTATATTAGGTCCTGAAGGGCCTCTTTCCACTTGTCCTATGTTAACGGCAGTGTGAGAGTGAGAAGGTAACTCATCAGATGTTAAAGTATGAGCAGCAGCGCTTCCTCCAACATTTCCAGTTGTTTGAACAGTATTTGCTCCACCAGTAGAAGCTAATGCGGCGCTATTAGATCTTCCCATCAGAGCATTATCTTTTAAATCAGGAACATTAAAAGTTGTAGATCCATTTCCTGATCCATAAGTTGTAGACACAATTGCAAAGAGAGCTGCATAAGTTGATCTTGAAACAGCTTGACCATTACATTCTAAATAACCTGATGGCACCGATGCTTCACCCCAAGGTAAAACAGTACCTGTGGATACTAACGTAATGTCAGTTAAGTTAGATCCATCAAAATCATATTTTGTACCTGCATAATTTGACATAAATTCTCCTTAAGTTTTTATAATATACAACATTGTTAAATACGGTTGAAGTACAGATGTTGAATCTCCTGTAAAAGTTGCACTCATATTGTGAGAGTGTCCACTACCTCCGCCTGTGTTTGAACTAGTTGCAGGCTTAAAACAACATGGAGGTCTTCCTCCTCCACCATATTGAGAAGATGCTGGTCCACCCCATATTGGTCCGTGAGTATGACTTGGAAATTCAGGTGTAGTTAATGTATGAGCCGCTGTTGATCCGCCAATGTTTCCAGTGGCTTGAACTGCGTTCGCCCCAGCTGTTGATGCAAGAGCTTTAGAATTAGATCTTCCTACAATATTATCATTTTTAAGATCAGGAACATTAAAAGTTGTTGATCCATTACCTGATCCATAAGTTGTAGAGATGATAGCAAATAAAGCTGAGTAGGTAGAACGTGAAACTGCTTGACCATTACATTCTAGATATCCAGTAGGAACGGATGTATCAGACCATGGAATTACTGTTCCAGTAGATACTCCAACCAGACCTGTGATATTAGCACCACTATAATCGTATCTTGTTGCCTCGTAGTTAGACATGGATTATTTCTCCTTATAAGTCCAACCTGTAGTCGCGTCTCCTGAAAAAACTAATGTAAAACCAGCCCCTTGTGTTGCAACAGTCAGATTGGATGCTGCATTAGCAATGTTAGAACTATTTCTTCCAACAATTAAATTGTTTGAATCAAAATCATACCCTTGGTCAATAAATGAAACTTCATCGCCTGTCGAAGGTGAGGCAGGTAACGTTACTGTTACTCCTCCACCACTTGTGTTAACTAAAAGTTGAGCACCAGCTTGAACTGTTTCTGCAGCAGAAACCGCTCTCCATACTTTATGCTCATTTGCTTTGTAAACATTTGTACCATCTGACCATAGTTGGTAAGTATGACCTTCACATAAAAGAATTCCTGTTCCAGAAGTTGTTTTAAAAGTAAGAGTATATCCTGCATGATCACATGCATCTTGGACTATATAAGTTTTTTCTATGCTATCTGCAATTGTAACATTAACGTTTGCTGATAATGTTCCTGTTAATTTTATTACTTCGTTTTTTCCATTAGAAACTGCACCATTAGTAAAAGTTAATGCTCTACTTGCGTTAGTTACGTTAAACGCATCATATCCACCGATAGCTTGTTCTAAGATTAATAAGTTTGTATTAGTTATCTGACCCCATGTTCCCGAGTTTTCACCGGTTGCTTGGATGGTTAGTTTTAAACTAGCTGATGTTGAATTCGCCATTTTTTAATCCTTATACTTGTATTTTATTAAAATAAAGAGATAGTGTCAAACTATATCTAAGCAGCAACTTCCGTCCATCCTGGAGGTGTTATAGGCGCTGAACCTGTTGGAACTTCGTTCCAAATCAAAGCACTACCAGTTCCTAGAGCAGCTGTCAACCCAAAACCTGTAATATCTACATCTGCATGGATTTTAATAACAGAATCGCTGGATAATCTAACCCTTTGTTCTGTTAGTGCTGAAATAGTAGGAATACTATTAGCGTCTAAAGTAGCCGAACCTAAAGTATTTGTTAAACCAAATCCGGTTACTGTTTTACTACTTCCTTGACCTAATGTACCCAATGCACCGATCATAAAATTACCAGTAATCATTGCATCAGGGGCTACATCTACGCCTCCATTAGTAAGCTGCATTTCATTAAGAGTATTAAGTGTTAAACTTGCATCTCCATTTATTTCTTGGACAGAATTAAGTGCAGCGGTCATACCAATTCCAGAAGGAGCGGCAGTTACCCAGGTTCCTTCTACACCCCAGGCATTATCACCCCAATGTTGTCTACCCCAACCTGTTTCGTTGTAAGCAGAAACGGAACCAAGATTTGCTGTCATCTCAATTCCAGTTGCCATTGCATCAGGACCTGCATCTGCAGTTCCTAATGTATTTGTCATTATTAAATCGGTATCTGTTATATAAGCGACGGTTGTTCCTTCAACGGCACCACCACCACTAATAATATCTTGAACGACTACTCCTAATTCTTGATTATTATTTGTAGAATTTGTTGCAATAGCATCAGCTTGAACTGTAACACTGCTTAGAGCCATGGACATGGCTTGACCTGTAATTACAGCATCACCATACTCACCCCAGGCATTTTCACCCCAGGTAAGTCTTCCCCATCCTGCATTTATTTCTGCTGTAACACTTACGGACGCAAGTGTTAATGTCATGTCATCTTCAGGGACGACAGGTGTTACAATTTGACTAGGATTACCCCATGA